TTCTTCATACCTGCCCGCGTAGGTGAAGTTTCTGTCAATGGACACGGCATATTGGCTCGCATCCTTTGCCAAAGACGGACTGAATTCAGATATGGACACCTGAAGGGCATTGGCGAACGCTGACGCGACTGCGACGTTTAACGCGTTGCGCCCATTCAGGTAGTGACCTACGGCGCCCTGAGTGATGTCTAATGCGTCGGCGATGGATTGCTGGGTGATGCCCAGCTCTCGCTTTTTCGCCTCGTACAATGACTTTAATCGTTTGGCGTCATCGATCTGTTCTTGAGAGAGCTTCTTCTTTTTTTCCATGCCCTGATTGTAATACCTGAGTTATTTAAAAATGAAATACCGCAAGTATTGATATTAATAATACTCGTGGTATTATTGTCGTATGCGTAATCACATGGAGCAGAAGATGGAAAAGATTCCATTAGCTGATTACGTCAGGGAGAACGGGCAAGCCAAAGCGGCTAGCGAAATAGGCGTTCACCAGACGGCAATCAGCAAAGCAGTTCGCGTTGGCCGGAAAATCTTCATAACCAGAACACCGGATGGAAAGGTTGAGGCAGAAGAACATCGACCATTCCCGAGCAACAAGCACTTAGCTGTATAGAAACACCGCTCTTTATCAATCTGCACCGCCGACAACGCGGAACACTAAGCAAGCGACAGCATCAGCTGATCGCTCAATTAACAATGAAATATTTAACCAGGGAAATTATCAATTATGGAAAGTGCAACTCAAAGCAAAACCGCGAGACGTATCGAATCCGCGTTGCTTAACAAATTAGCGCTCATGGGGCAGAAGGCATTTGCTGCTGCTATGGGGGTTCCTGAGTACCAGGTAAGCCGCTGGAAAAACGGTTTCTTTAGCCAGGTAAGTCTGATGCTGGCCGTGCTGAATTACGGTGTGGCTGACGATGAGATGGCGGAATTAGCCAAGCGGCTGGCGGGGTATCTCGAAAAAGAAAAAGCGCCGAGCTGCTGTAACAGCTTCGACGCCTAACTGAATTACTGGATCAATTCACAGGTTTATTATGGCAAATACCGCGGAAGTAATCAAATTCCCTGGCCCGGAGCCGGGGCAGGAGAAGAAATTGGCAGATCTCGAAGATGGTTATACGCGAACTGCTAACGAATTGCTTGAGTCCGTCATGTTATCCGGCCTTACGCAACATCAATTGCTGATTGTTATGGCTGTCTGGAGAAAGACCTACGGCTACAACAAAAAAATGGACTGGATCGGCAATGAGCAGTTCAAAGAACTAACAGGGATGGCTGCAACAAAATGCTCTACAGCAAAAAATGAGCTAATCAGGATGGGTGTCCTTATACAGAAAGGGCGCCTGGTCGGAATGAACAAGGCAATATCAGAGTGGAAAACGAAAGTTAACGGGTTTGGTAAAACATTTACTGATTCGGTAAAGAAAACCTTTCCTAAATCGGTAAAAAGCGATTTACCGAATCGGTCAAACACAAAAGACAATATTACAAAAGACAATAAAGACATTAATACCCCTATAGTCCCCAAAGCAAAAAAATCACCCAAAGCATTCGACCCACTCAACACTGAAATTCCTGAATGGCTACCGAGTGGCGATTGGCTTTCATGGGTTCAGTATCGGCGAGAGATCAAAAAACCCATCAAATCCAAGCAAACCGTTACTCAGGCGATAAACATCCTGTCTAGCTGCCGTGACATGGGTTTCCCTCCTGCCGAGATAATCAATCGCAGCATTGGTAATGGGTGGACTGGATTGTTTGTTCCGAAAGACGCCAGAAGGGCTGCGGCAACGTCAAGACCTGCAGAAAGCTTTGCCTCGAAGGAGTACGGGAAAACCGAAATACCAACTTGGGCGATGGAGTAATCATGAACCTTGAAGAAAAAATATCTCAGCTTGAGAAAAAAATCATCGAGCTAAGCCAGCCACCAATGGACATACCACATAGCCGAGTAGAGATGAAAAACACGATCTGCGAAAAGCATGGTGAGTATGAGCAGCGAACGAGATTATCAACCGGACCAGTTCGGATACCGGCGGCACCAAGCCAGTGTCCAGGATGCCTGCAAGAGAAATTATCATCACTTCAGCTCCAAAGAGATCGCGCCGGTGAAGAAGCAAGACGCCGGACAATCGAAAGGCTGAAGGAAGATTTACAGATACCCGAACGATTCTCTGGGTGCACATTCGAAAACTACATTCCTGAGTGTGATGACGCTAAGAGAGCACTCAAGGTGTGCCAGGCATACGCGTCAAAATGGCCTGACAGGCTTCAGCGAGGCGGCGGGTTGGTTATGTGTGGAAAGCCAGGAACAGGAAAAAACCACCTCGCACTGGCAATAGCCAAGAGCGTCATCGAATCACACCAAAGCCCCGCGGCGTTCACCACCGCACTGAAGATAGCGAGAGAGTACAAGTCAACATGGTCCAAAAGCTCCTCCCGTACAGAAGACGAAGTTATCCAGCAGTTCACTAGACCAGACCTGCTAATAATCGACGAAATCGGCGTTCAGTTTGGAAGCGAGGCTGAGAAGCTGATCATGTTCGAAATCATCAACACCAGGTACGAGAGAATGCGACCGACTATTTTGATAAGCAACCAGAGCAAGGATGAGCTGTCAGCCTTCATCGGGGAGCGCGTAATTGACCGAATGAACGATGGCGGCGGATGCACTCTGGCGTTCACGTGGGATAGCTACAGGTCTAAGGCGGCTTAATCAAACAAACATAGGCAGGACTAACCAATGCTCGGAGAGCTCATAAAGCAACTCATTCGAGAGCAAGAAAGACAGCAATCAGACCAACGCATTAAATATCTAACCTCCCTCCCTCAGAACACGTTTTCAGCCATCTACGAAGAATGTGAACTCCACGAATGGTCTGGATGCAGGCTCAATGGCATCTACCACCACGAGATGGAGATTTATGTCGCATCACTGGCACGTGATGAGGGTTACGAGCAACTGATTTAACTAACCGAGGAGTAGCAATGAGCGACGAACTGAAGCAGTTTTACCGTGAGTTGTGGATGTGGGTTCAGGATGGTTTCCCCATTCATGCGGTGTTCCATCCAAAACGAGCATTATGCACTGTGTTGACATTCTGGGGACAAATGAACGTCCTACACCATATCGATTTGTATAGTGAGCAAAACAAGCTGTTTGACGAGCTAGGGAACGGAACCCATTACCCATTTAACCAAGATTTAGACGATTGGGTGGACGAGTGTCGCTGTGGGGAGTTTTACCAAAACCCGAAACGTTTAGCCTTCATTGAGGAGCATGCAAAATGACAATTGATTTTAATCAGGCAGAAATTGAAACGCTCATCGAATTAATCGAAGCCGCTTGGCTGGATGGATTCGATCACGATGAGTTAACCACCGCATTCGAAAAGATTAAAGCTGCAGAGGAACGGGATGATGAGTGACACAAAAATGACCAACGACCGTTATCTTGCCGCTATTAGGCGAGTAAAAAGGCTTATCGAGGGCGGACTAATCCTTACCGCTCATGATGACACGACGCCAGGGTGCCATAGCACGGAATGTTCTTGGGGACTGTGCACCAAAGATAAGGAACATTGGCCGGATGCTTTAGATTATCTATGGCCTGAAAACCCAGATAGAGTGGCCCCTAAATATTTAAAAGATGGACAGCCATGCCCTATGGACAAAAGAGAAATGGGTGGGTCGGGTTGTTTTTACCACTGCCGCGTTTTTAGCCGAAGTAAAACGCCAACGAAGGATGAGGCGATAAAGCTTTATGATCTTCGTATTGGTGAGGCAAAAAAGAGATTTGGGAGAAGCAAGACATGACTGAGCAGAAAACCTTTTACGTTACTAAATACGCGCTGACTCGCGGGCCTTTTGTTGCCAATGGTGAAGTGGCTGGCCGGTATGCGTCATTCAAAGATGCAGGTGAGCCATTTGCGAAATCACTCAGCAGCAAAGACTTCTGTTTAAGCAAGGCGGACGCGATAACGGATTGCGAACGGCGCCGTGACGAAAAAATAAAGTCGCTCAAGAAGCAGATCGCCAAGCTGGAGAAGATGGAGTTTA